TTTCTATCTCTTCTCGCATCGCCCTGTGTTCATCACTGACATCAAGGTCGTAACCGTCTGGCACGGGAGCCATCTTGATCACGCCAAGCTGTCTAGAACGTTCAGACTTTGGCTGACTGGTGAGCGCGCGTCGAATTTTCTTATCTTTGCGACACACGACCTGAAGGTGAGGTGGTATCTCAGCAAGGTGTTTATCCTTACTCTTAGCCAGAATATTGCTATTCCAACGAACTACCTTTCGAAACGTTTTCACATCTGGAGAGGCCTGAGCTGCAAAGCCCAGGACATCCTCAACACCAGGGTCCATCCACACGGCGGAAGCGTTAAACTTCCGTACGCGGCTGCCGTTAGAAAACAAGGTGGAATTAATTTCACATAGCACATCGGAGACCATGGTCTTCTCCTGATTGACTACAAGGCCCACTTCGCTTCCTTCCGCGACAATCCGTCCTCGAAGATCCGTGTCAGTTCGTACCTCTCTTGTCAAGAGGTCATCACCGTTAATGAGAAGTCTGTGACCAGACCACTCGTGGAACGAAATCTTCTTCCCAACAAGCAAACTGTTTAATGCAAGATCAACAACGGTTTTGTTAATCAAACACAAGAGAGGAAAAGACATGACCGATCCCATGGGCTGACCGGAACCACACTCTACCCCTTCCAGTGACAAATTGCCAAGAACCTTGAGAGCCCTTAACTCATCGTCACTGATACTTTCAGCTTGCTCTATCAGTATGTCTATCGCTGACCGAACGTACTCGGTTTTAATGTTGTCAGTTGCTGACGAGTAATCGAAACTCAGCAGCGCAGCGCCGTTCAACTTACTGATGTGCCTCTCGGTTGGGTCTCCGACAAGCAACCACCCTTTCCTTTTCAGGCTGTCGTACAAACTGTAATGCATAGGAGCGAGTATCCGTGTATTCTCGGAAGAATACACGGTAACTACCCTCGGCTTACCGGACGAAAAGACAAGCTCAGTCCGGAAGTCAGTCGAGAACTCCTCTACATTCCAATTGCCCCCATCCTTCCGCTTGAAACGCCGGGTAGCGTTACCGTTAGGAATGAAAGGGCGCCTTCGACGGTCCCATCCTTTGTCGACATTCGCGCGAAAAGCCTCTCGGAACCGAGACAAATGCAACGAATCAACTGGCTGATGGCGAGACCTATCCTCTTTCCACTGGCTTAGCTTTGACTGAAAAGAAGGCAAACAGTACTTGCAGCAAGATCGTTCAATCTTCTGCACAGTTTTGAAGCTGAGTTCCCAGACTGGATCAACGTCTGAGAAGCATTGTCGTACGGCGTTTCTAAGGCCACCGCACTCTATTGAAGCCGGCAGGTCACGGATCAATGGCAAGTCGAACCCCTTAAACCATTTCACCAATTGCTTTGCTCTACCTGCTAGAGCCTGACTTAACATGCATCCGCCGTCGTCGCGTGGCAACACCGTATAAGGGTTGTTACTAGCGATGGCAGGAACATCACAAGTCAAGTCACTCATTAAGTCCGTTTCTTTTAGTTCCGTAATTTCGGGGGGACCCTCCCCTTCTTCAGGGCCAAGTTTGGCAAGTACCTCCTCAATGACCCAATCAGAGTCGTAGCTGATTTGCTTGGAAATCAGTCTATCTCTGAACGCATGGGCCCCTTGATAGGGAAAATCACGGAACGCGCCAACTCCGGTCTTTTTTTCAGTCTCCCCCCGCCGGTTCGGGTAAGAGATGTCAAACATCGGTAAAGGACCATTAGCCATGTACCAATCACGTCGAGGTGTACACCCGCGATCATGGCAATGTAAAGTCTCGCCAATCCAATGCTCGTAGGCGAGGGCGTCGTCTGACCTAGCCCTACTTTGGTTCACACAAGACCCGCCCGGTACCAACGAACCCGAAACACAGGGTTCACACGACTGTCGATCGTTAATTGGCAACTGAGGGCTAAGGGACTGCGGAGATGCTCCCGCAAGGGGAGTCTGACTCCCCGCCTTGTGGATCATTTCAGGTAACACCGTAG